CAAGCTCCTCGTAGGAATACTTATGAGGATTCATTCGCATGTCAATAGACACTTTCATCAGATAGTCAAGTACATGTGCATTCATTTGTTTAGTTCCTGTTGTTTGTTTCAATAACTAAATAATAATACTCTTGAGGAAGAAAGTACACAATTATTTTCAACTAATTTCCTGAATGATTTGCTCGAGATTCCTGAGTAATATCCTTCTATTTATTATGTGCGTGCGCACGCGAATATCTTAGTTTATTTAGTTTGTACATCACATTTACAAATCTTTGCGTTCTAATAGTTATTGTCACTAATGCCATCATTACTCTGTTAGTAATTACTTAGAGAACTATTATCCGGCTAACTAATACCTTGGTTATTACTTTGATTGGAGTAGTTACCATTGTTATTATTACTCTGAAAGCTATTGACAATGTTACTATCACTGTATGCTACTATATGGCATTGAGTAGTTGCCTGCCTTGTTACTTCTTACGTGATTATATGGAATAATGTAGTAACGCTATGTGATTACTCTGCTCCTTACTACTTCGCTCTGTAACTACTTCACCCGCCCAGGGTAGAATGCCCGGCGCTCCCTTTGCCTCAGGACCTCCGGTTAAAATTGCATAGGCTATAGTGACTTAATAAATTTATTAACCTAACAGGTTGATAATTATTAAAGTGCTATTACAGTAACATATTAAATTTATTAAAGTACTACTTAAAAATAAACCGGGTCTATACAGTAACCCGGCCTACCTGTTCTTCACACAGCGTATCCAGTCCTTCGGCGTCTAGTAGGTTCCACACGCATACTATCCGAAGCGTGTTCCAGACTGTCATTAGCAACGTACCGCAGAGCTGCAGCACCGTGCGACCATTCATCGTGCTTTTCAGTCTTCTTCCAGGCTGATAACTTCTCATCCCACTCCTTAGAGTATCGCTGGAAGCATTTGATAATGTACCCACACTTCTTATCTATTATTAGTTTAGGTATCATACGGCGCACGGCTTCAACACCATTAGCTATGCTATCTTTAGCTACCACATCAATGATGATATCCCAACCCTCAAGGCGTGCCTTCTCACGGGCGATGTCTAGTCGACTACGCGACCGACCACCTGCACCAGTGTTTCCACCTGCGTACTCGCGCACCATGGCATCATGGGGGAAGCGTATAGCTCTGACCTTATACCCACGGCCCATGGCTTCATCCATGTAGTGTGCCATATCATAGTTCTGGTTGAAGTACTCATCAATGATACGATACTCACCGCGGAACCATTGCTTGAAGACCAGCACACCATAGTCTTCAACGCCGATATCAAGGTAGACATCAACTAACAGGTTAGGGTCATACACGTCAGTCTGCACATTGCCACGGCGAACAACTTCTTCCTGGAACTGGCGGCTCCAGTAGGTGCCATCACGGCTGGCTGTAAAGGCTTCTTCAGGCGTACCAGGGTATTCCTGATGCACATCGCCGCCTAACTCACGGCGTTGGACTATCCAGAAGTTCTTCTGCTCTTTAGTTAGCTGTAAGCCGCTATATTCAGGTTCGAACTTGCGACGATAAGCTGTATATTCTTCTTCCAGTTTCTCAAAATACTTCTCGGCGTCAGAGTCTACAGGCTGGTCTACTGGCTCCAGGCAGTCAGGGTCCACTACCCAGGACAGGAACACAGGATAAAAGTCCTTGGCTGACATAGAGTCTGAGTATAAAGCCAACTCCGCCTGGTCCCACATGTCCTTAAACATGTTCATACCTTCAGCAGTGCTCTCAATTATGCCTGTGTTACCACGGGCTAGCGCCTGCAGGGTACCAGTCTTAACTTCTTTAGCTCGGATTGGGAAGTTATTAGCTATTTTACCCATCTCAGACACATGTAAACGCTGTAATGTGCTGGAACGGAAGGATACACGGATGATAATCTTAGACCCGTTGCTAAACGAGAACTCTTTGGCATTATCTTTGTCCAATGTAACACCAATAAAGCTCTTAACACTGCTATCTAACTGGTCCCACAGAAATTTGGAGCGCTCAAGAAGAGTAGATGCCTCATCAACACCTTGTGCCATCATCCCGATATTTAGTAATGGCTGGAATACAGCATCATCAAAGTAACTAACAAGCCATAATGTGCTTATGCCTTGCTGCCGGCTCTTCAATACTATCACACGTGGGTGCCTGCGTGCACGCGCGTATACAACATGCTGTGCATGCTTCATCTTAAATTGCACAGGACTACCTTCTTTATCAGTAATCGTGTATACATGGTTAAGACGCCAAAGCTTATTACTTAGATAACGGCGTTCAAACTCCTGCGGACTGATACCAACAGGAGGCGGGCTGTTGAAAAATGAGTAATACCCAATTAAATCAGGGTATAACTCGTTGAATGTTTCTTCATCTATGAGTAATCCGTATTTAATCACTGTAATGCCTCCGGCTTTTCAGTAGGCACATCACTCAAAAAGTTGCCATATGGCTTACTATTGTCACCACCAAAGTTATTTTGTACGTTAACTTGGGTAGAGTTCTTATTAAAGAAAGCGTTTTGCAAGGAGCACAAGGCTGTTGTTAGCTCAACTAGCTCAGATATGTGGTCTACACTGGCGGCACGGCTTTTGATTTGCTGGTTAAGGAACACAGCTGTGCTCTGAAACTGCTCTTGCAAGGCCTGCAGGCCACTAACACCCTTAGCTAAGGTATCAATTGCTGGCTTTAATACTTCACCCTGCAGAGCCGCTGTGCCTGCTGCAGCCTCAAATGTCACTGTCAGAGCTAGTTTATCCAGGTCAAGTAGCTCTCCAAGTTTGCCTTGCTCCTTAGCTGCCATATATTCACGGCGCCAGCGTAAGGCTGTTGCATAACTGATGTCCAGGTCGTCTGCAACTTTCTGCGGTTCAACACCTGCTTCCATACGTGTGACTGCTGTATAGAATTTCTTCTCGTCAGATATTGCCATGGACTACGTCCTCCTGAAACTTACGGAGCTGTTCCACTACAATGGCACTGAAGTTGATGTTGCGGTCCTCGCAATACTTCTTTACTTGTTGAACAACTTCATCATCTTCGGGTTTTTTAGTTTTAGTTGAGAATGTGTAGACTGCCATATTTAGCTCCTCGTTTCTTAATAAAAATATTATAATCCGTATGTTTACGTTTGTACATATCTGATGTATAATTTAATCACAATCCACTAAACAGGAACTACAAAATGAGTACTCCAGACCAAGACACTCAGACTAAATCATTTGCTGATACAGTTAACGAAGTTGTGGGTCAAATGACTAAAGGCGAAGATGGCAAATGGATTTTACCTGAAAGTGTTGACAAGAACAACGAAGCACTGTTATATGCAGTCAACGCAGAAAAGCGTCGTCGTGACACTCAAGCAGCATACACCCGCACTGCTCAAGAGAAAGCGCGGCTGGAAGCTGAGAACAAACACTTAGCTGAAGGCTGGCAGAAAGACTTTGCTTCTTCTCTGACCACTGAACAACAGGCTGAACTGGAAGAACTTAAGGTAACAGACCCTGAAGCATGGCGCATTAAGCTAAATGAGCTTGAGAATGCCCGTCAGACCGCCTTCAATGAAACGCGTAAGACTATTCAGCAGAAATCTGTTGGTGAGTCTGAAGTAGAATACCGTCAGCGCGCTCTGCAAGAGTTCAGTGAAGCACACCCCGACTTGAAACTCACTGACGACGTTATCCAGAATGACATCCCGCCTCGCATTACTAAGCAACTTGAATCTGGTGAAATTAACTTTGGTGATTTCTTAGCTAAGGTTGCTGAGTATATGACTAAAGGTCGTGTTGTTAAGCCGACTGAAGAGAAACCAAACGGTGGTATTGACTTAAGCAAGGCGCCTGGTGGTAGCCTACCTGATGGTAGTGCTATTGCTGAGGCGTCTAAAACGCAGTACATCGACGAAATCTATTAACAGATAGGAGGAGTTATGCCACAGACAACTGTTAACACTAAACTGACACGAGCCTGGACCCAGATTACTGATGGTACAACGACTAAGACTATTACAGTCTTTGATGGCGATGTTAGTCTGGCTGATAGCACTGCGCAACCTACAGCTGATTTTACAGGGCACCTGGTTCAGCAAGGTGATTTGGCTTGGGTAGCAACTCCTCCTTCTGTCGTATGGGCGCGTGCAGTAGGCTCTTCTGCAACTTTAGTTGTGTCAGGAGGCTAACATGTTAGTTCAAAGCCCACAGACAGGTCAAGAACCAACAGTAGTTGTTCCTCCAGGCACTGTACAAGATAACTATCTGCATGATATTTTTACCTGGACTGGTACGCAGAATATTGCAGGTACTGCACCTGGTGTATATTTTAACCTAGCTTCATTAGCTGCACTAACCAAGACAGCTGGTGGAACTGCGGGAACAAGCATTGCATCTAATGCAATCTTATTTCCAGCTATCGCCAAGAAAACCGGTGTAGTATTTACTGTTCGTATTACTGGTACTATTACTGGTGGACTAGGTTTAGCTCGTGAGTGGTACACTCAAACCAGACGTACTGATGGTACTACTATTGTAGGGTCAGAATGTGACGTAAAAATTGGCCTGATAGCAAACGATATTTCAAACCGAGACACTTCATTAGTTACATTCACTGATGGTGTCACTGACCCGTTTTCAGTAACTGGTATTCAGTTAGGCATCTTCAATGATAGTGGTCAAACTATCACCATTACTGCTTTAAGGATACTGGTTCAGCGGATTGTTAACCAGACTTAAAAATATTAATATTAATAAGTTTACTTTCGTTTAATAATGTGTCATAATTTTATTATGCAAGTTCAGCAACTAATATCCATGTATACATGCTATAAGTTGCTGAACACCTTCAGACTCCAGCCCGGAATCTCTGACTAGCATAATCAACCATAAACTAACAGAGGATATAATCATGGGTACAGGCGTAGTTCGCCCGGGCTCTGACCTGAAGCGTAAAGCGTGGATGCGTGAAGGGCTGGTGCAAGCGGCAAGTAAATCATTCTGGAACGGCATGACTGCCAATAACGCTAATGGCGTTGTGTTCCAGGCTAAAAACGAATCAGCTGCTTCTGGTCACACTGTTGTGTTTGACTATGATGGCAACCTGGCTGGTAAAGCTATCAAAGGCAAAGACACTGCCTTTGGTAAGGGCGAGCAGAAAAAGAAATTCTCTGACAAAGTAACAGTCGAGCGTTTCCGTCTGGTCGTTGACAACGGCGATAAGTTTGATGGCGTTGACATTGGTGACCTGTCTATTAACGAGCACTCCGATTCTCGTAATAAACTGGCAGACCTTTTCATTCGCTGGAAAGACCAGGGCATCTTTGATGCTGCGCAGGGTAACCTGCAGACTGTAACAAGCGGCCGTCAGGCAGCGACTCACACAATCGATGTGACCACGTTCACTTACGACACGCTGATTGACATCGAAACCACTCTGCGTACTTCCCAGGGCTTTACTACTGGTGGCGTGCGTCGCCCGTTGAAACCGTGGAACCTGAACGAGTCTGACCCGGTGTGGCTGGTAATCCTGGACGCTTCCACTGCAGCTAAACTGCGTAAAGACCAGCGCTGGACCAGCATTGTTGCTGTTGCCGACCCTCGTGGTAATGGTAACCGTACTCTGTCTGGCGAAATCAAGCGTGTTGGCGCTCTGCTGGTTGTCTGTGCGCCTAACTTCTTCGGTGAAACTTCTGGCACAGCAGCTACCGGCTGGGGCTTGCAAGATACCACTGTTGAAATGTCTGGTCTGCGTCAGTGGGATAAGACTAACGGTGCGTGGACTGGTCAGGCAGGCTTCAGCTATGCTGCAGCTAACCTATATTCTCGCAACCTGATTCTGGGTGCCGGCGCTCTGATGACTGCCTGGGGCAAACAACCTGACTATAAAGTACAAGAGTCTGAAGACTTTGCAATTAAGTCAGAGTCTTGCCTTGAAGTATGGTGTGACTTCCGTAAGTCCTTCCTGCAGGCTGAAGACACCGATTACAAACAGGCCAAAGTCACCGGTATCGACTGGGGCGTTATTGCTCTGGACGTGAAGGTATCACCATAATTTAACGACAGTCGGGTGGCAACACCCGTTTGTTAATTTCTTTCAAGGGGCTAAATAGCATGGCTAATACCAAAGTAACAACTGTTGGTACGCTGGCTCAGAAGAAAGTCAAACGTGTACTGTCAGTGCATGTAGGTGACGACTTCCGCGCTCAAGCTGCCGCACTCGGCGCTGCAACTCCGGCAGGCAACTATTATGTTGCTAACTTGCCGCAGGACGCAGTTATTACTGATGCTTATGTCGTTATCGACGGAGTATCTAACGCAGCCACGGCTGCAACTGTCGCACTAGGTACTGCTGAAGGCGGTGCTCAGATTATGGCTGCAGTGGACATCAAGACTGCTGTTGGTGTATCTGGCACTCTGGTAGGCAAACTGAAAACCGGTACAGGCATGCCTGTGTACATGACCCTCGTGTATACTGGCGCTACCACCAACTATGGTAGCTTTACCGTGGTTGTTGAGTACTGCGAATTCCGTAAAACGTCCGGGGAATACACTCAATTCTAATTGGGTGCTTGTGCTAACCCTCCTCCTTCACTGGAGGAGGGCTTTTTGCTTAGGAGCATACTAATGACACGTATAGAGAGTATTCTGCAGAAAGCTCGCTATTCACTAGCAGACCCTAATAAAGAACGCTACTCTGATGCACGTCTGTTAGATGCAGTAAGTGAAGGTCAACGAGATATTGCTCGCCAGACCCGTCTTCTTAAAGCTGAGTTAGACATTGTTCTTGACTTGGCTCAGCCTATCTACAATCTGCCTTCAGACTTGTGGTTGATAACCCGTGCCAGCTTCGATAACCTTCCTATTCCACTCATGTCATATGATAGAATGGATGCTAAGGACTGCTCATGGTTCACCAGGTTTGGCGATAAGGTAGAAGCACTTGTCTATGACAAGCGTAATATCCAAGAGATACGTATTTATCCTCGGCCTGATAAAACACATACAATCGAGAGCTATGTATTTCTGTCTGACAATCCTTTAGTTCTGGACCCTAATGGCTTAACAGCTGAACAGATTCAGACTATTCATGACCTAATAGCTCAATTAGGCATTCTTGACATCCAGCTTCCTTTACCTCTTGCTCAGATATACACAGCAGCAGGCGGTATTATAGACGTTGTACCAGAGACTACTGAGTCTTTGTTTGGTGTAACAACTTCTATAGACGGTATAGCAGTTATGCCTATATTTGGTGTAGTTACTGGTATAACTCTTGAGTCAGACTATAAGTCATGGCCAGGCGAGGTTAAGTTTACAGACTTATTTGGCGTTGTAACAGGCATAACTGTTACTACTGGTCTGCTACATATAAACTATATTAAAGACCCTGCTCCTTTAGTCTTAGTTAGTGATGAGCTTTTAGTATCGCCAATCTTTGATACTGCGCTTAAATACTACGTGGTTGGTCAGGCATACTCTGATGACTTAGACTCTCAGTATCAGGCTAGAGCAGGTGATGCTATGGCTATGTACCAACGTGAGCTTCAAACTGTTGGCTATCCTACTGATGAGACTGATGGAACAAGAGCTACGCAGTACACGCCTAACTATATAAACGCATTTGGAAACTGAGGTAAGTATGAAACTACAGTTGTTCAATGGCGGGGAGAGCTCAAAGCTTAGACCTCAGTATATTGATGCAAATCAAGGTGTAGTCTATGAGAATCTGGACTATGACGTAGGTTCTTTAGCTCCTATAAGCATGCCTAAAGAAACAGATGTAAGCATAAAACGTTATCATCAATGGTTTAATGCTGGCAATCGTTGGGTTGATTCTGATGAACCACGTGACTATATAGAATTCCAAAAGAATTTATATTGGACTGACAGGGTTACCAGACCACAGAAGCTTACACCAGGTGGTACTCAAACAGGTCTTGGCATAGACAAGCCACCTAAACTAGAAACGGTACAATTAACTGTTAACCCTGCTACAGTTGAAGACGTTAAGATTGAGCCGCTAAGCCAACCGGCTGGCTTGCCTATGGAAACTCAGTACTATTTGCTGATTAACCAAGGGTCTAACGGCTATTCTAACGCTTTTCATTTTCAAGTTGATACTCGTGATCGTGTGACAACTATTGCTGCAGCAACTAATAACCCTGAGATTCGCCAGAAGATTGATAGCAGTTCTACTAGCTCTGCTAAACGTCAAGTGCGTGTGTCAAATATCAAAGGTGTTACTGCTGGGTCTGTCGGCTTCAAGCTCTTTCGCCAGTACGCTGGTAAGTTCTACTTAGTTGGACTGTTTACTTCTACTATAACTGATGCTACTGAAGACATCAGTATGAATGAACAGCTGAACTATGACTTATTTGGTAGACTGTCTGGTGTGTATACTTACGTACTTACTTACCTGAATAACAATGATGGTGCAGAGTCTGCTCCATCAGACGTGTCAGCAGAGTATGATTTGTCTGACGGCGGTTATGCGGCTATAAGTAATATTCCTGTATCTGCAGACCCTCAGGTAACACATAAACGGCTGTACAGGGTAGGTGGGTTACTTGGTGAGTTTACACAAGTGACTCAATTAGCTAATGGTACTACTTCGTTTATTGACAATATAAAAGATACAGCTGTACAAGGGCATATATTAGATACAACTATAGCTTTCCCTGCACCGCAAGGTCTTAAATACCTGCAAGAAGCTTATGCTATGCTGTTTGGTGCTATAGATACCTACTTGAGGTTTACTCCGGTAGGTAAACCAGACCAATGGCCTGATAGTTATTATCTGCAATTTGATGCACCATTAACAGGCATAGCCCCTGTCGCTAATGGCATATTAGTATTTACAAAGTATCGTACTTATATTGTTACTGGCACTGGCCCTACTTCACTGTCTCAATATTTATTGAGTAGTGACCAGGGTTGTATTGCCTACGAATCAGTTCAGTTGATAGCAACAGAGGCTGTGTGGGCATCAACTGACGGACTTTGCTCTTCATCAGGCAATAGGCCAATCGTTATAACTAAAGACAAGCTCGGTAAAATTACCCTCAACCCGATTGACTCAGTTATATACGATGAAGCCTACTACCTGATGGAGGCAAACAATAAGATACTTAGCTACAAAGGCGGTATTATAGCTAGGTATGATTTGAATGTTAGTTCACTGGCTATAGCTAATGATTCATTGTTCGGTTATCGCGATGGTAAGTTGTGGGAGTTCTTTACAGGCTCTACGCCTGCTAGCTTTAATTTCACGTCTGCGCGCTTTACTGAAGGTAAGTTCACTGCTAATAAGACGTATAAAAAAATATTTCTCTATTCGCGCGGACATGTTATAATAAATATATTAATAAATGACGTAATTGTGCAGACTAAGGAACTAAATGGTGAAGACTCTTTCACTATTCAAGTACCTCAGGAATTACAGCGTGGTTTCTACATTCAGTTTCAGTTAGAGGGAACTGGTGAAGTATCAGAACTTGAGTATGTCATAGGAGACCAGTCCAGTGGCTAACACACAAACCATTGTGCAGTTACCTTATGACTTGGCAGACCCAGACTCCCTTAAGCGTTTCTTAAGGGAGTTGGTAGACAACCTTGACGAAGTACTTGGTTATAAAGGTGATAATAAATATGTCACTGACAAAGACTTTCAGGAGCAAGGAACAAGTCTTGCTGAAGCTACGGAGCAAACTAATAGTAATACAGAGGCTCTTGATGGTGTTGAAAAAGCAATAGCTGACCATTCAGACCAGCTTGTAGACATGCAAGAAGAAGTTGATAAGCTGAATACTATACTGACAACAGCTATAATTGATTCAGCAGTATATAAAGATTTTAATGCTTCTGCCTGGAACACATTACAAGGTCGTTCAGAGTTCCAGGCTTTGGGCTCTGACTTGGTGAACCCACCAATGACTGTGTCACCACTAAACACATACAATATCTATATTGATAGTACAAAAACTAATAATTCAGTATGGCAGTATGTATGTATAGATAGTGGCGGTTTAAACGTGTTCATGCGTATTGGTGTTAATAGTTCATGGGTCAAACTGAATAACTAGGAGTAGTTTATGGGCTTGTTCGGTGGTATAACTAAAGCTGTTGGTGGCATTGTAGGTGGAGTGCTAGGTAGCTCTGCATCTAGTTCTGCCTCCAAGTCAGCTTCTAAAGCCGAACAAGCTCAACTTGACTTTGCTAAACAGCAGTATGAAGACTGGAAGAATGTTTATGGTCCTGTGCAGGACAACTTATCTTCATACTACTCTAATCTTAGTCCAGATTACTACGAGACTCTTGGGCTGGAGAACTTTGAATTAGAGCGCAATAGTGCCATGGACCAGTTGAATACGTATTTAGCTCAGCAAGGTCTTAGTGATAGCGGTATTGCTACTCAATTACGTTCTACTGCTGACTTGTCTGCTGCATCTGAAAGAGCTAAGATTCGTCGTAATGCTCCTGTGCAAGCAGCTACTGACAAGATGAACTTCTTGTCTATAGGCATGAATGCTAGCCCAGCACCGCAAGTGTCGCAGACTTTAGCTGATCAAGCTGCTGGTGCACGTTCAAGAGCTAATGCCGCGGCTTCTGCTTCTGGTCAAGCCTGGAACTCAGCTGTTCAGTCAGTTGGTTCTGTTGTTGAGACAGGTTTAAGCTCTTATTTTGGAGACGACAAATGAAACTCGGTAAATATAGCTGCTCTATTAATGGTGATGTAGTAAGCACTAATATGCCGACTCTTAATCATCTGTGTGATAAAGAAAGCATTCTGCGTCTTGAAGCTGCAATGTTAGCTATGCCTGGTGCTGATACTTCAGACGGCGATGTTCATCACCACTTTTCAGATGGTCTATATGCCAGAGAGCTTCGTATCCCTGCTGATACTGTGCTAATTGGACATATACACCTTCAAGGGCAGATTAACTTTCTGCTTAAAGGAACTATTCGTGTTACTACAGATGACGGTGTCAAGACTTTAACTGCACCACAGATTGTAGTAACAGGCCCCGGCACTAAACGTGCTGGCTATGCTATAACTGATGTAGTATGGGTTACAGTATCTGCTACTAATGAGAAAGACCCAGAGACAATCAGAGAACAAATTATAGCTAAAGATTTTAATGACCCACGTTTAATAGCTATTGAGGAGGCTTTATGTCTTGGGGTGCAGTAGCTGTAGCAGGTGCATCTGTTGCTGGTAGCTTAATAAGCAGCAATGCTTCTAAAAAAGCGTCTAAGTCTGCGTCTTCTGCTGACAAAGCTACTTTAGAGTTTAACCAGAAACAGTATGATGACTGGAAAAGCGTATATGGTCCAGTACAAGATAACTTGTCTTCGTACTATTCTAGTTTGACTCCAGACTATTATGAGACTCTGGGTCTTGAAGCTTTTGAACTAGAGCGTAATAGCGCTATGGACCAAATTGAAACTTCTTTAGCTCAGCGCGGTATCTCTGACAGTGGCATTGCTTCACAGATTCGTTCTGAGGCTGACTTGGGTGCTGCTACTACAAGGGCTCAAATTCGTCGTCAAGCGCCTCAGCAGGTTGCTACAGATAAGATGAATTTCTTAGCTGTAGGTATGAATGCGAACCCGGCTCCAAGCGTTTCTAAGACCTTGTCCGACCAAGCTGCTGGCGCTCGTCAACGAGCTAACACTGCTGCTTCTGCGTCTGGCCAAGCCTGGAATTCCGCTGCACAGTCTGTAGGTTCATTGGTAGAAACTGGCTTGAGCTCTTACTTTGGAGATAGTAAATAATGGCTGACCCGTTGACTATGGCAAGCTTTGGTGCAGGACTTGCGACAGGAGCTGAACAAGCGCCTTTCCGCACTGCACGATTGCGTGAAGCACAAGCCAGAGCTAAGATGTCAGAGGAACAACTGCAGACATATCAGCAGGATGCGCCTGTGCGTGATGCTGCTCGCGATACTGAAGTTGCAGCTCTTACAGCACAGCTCTATCAAACCAACTCTGCATTAGCTAAGCAGCAGACTTATGACTCTTTCACACGCTACAATGCTGATGGTGACCCTAAGCATTTGAATCAGTGGCTTGAACAGTCTAAGTCTAACCCGGTAGCAAAGAACTTGACTTCTGACATGGCTCGTATGGACCGTTTATCTCGTACGCCAGAAACAGAAAAATTAGTTCGTGCTGCTGGCATTACTGATATTGATGGATTCTTCTCTGACCCCAATCTTACAAAGAACTTTGTTGTAGGTACTATGGCAAATGGTGGTCAACAGTTAGTTGATATGAACCGCATGTATGCTGTTACTGGCTATGCGCAACAAGTAACAGATAAACAGTTACAAGATTTAACTAAAAATGCTGCTGTTATTGGTCAATTGCGCCAAGGCGCTAACCTTCGCGGTATTCAAGCTGACTCTGCCATTGTAGGTCAAGTAGCTGAAGCCACCGGTATGAGTCGTGCAGACGTGTATAAGATGCTTCAGCCAGACCCAGTAGCTGGACTTGACTATGTGCCTAAAACTGCACGAGCATCAAGTGGCGGCGGTGGTTCTGCTATTGAACGTATTGCTGCTCAACTTCGCCAAGCTGACCCGGAGATGACTCTTCGTGATTCTCTTCAGCAAGCTGTTGCACTGACCTCACGTCAGCGTGGTGGTCAAGGTGGCGGCACTAATGAAAGTCGTTTTATTCAGGACTATCAGGCTAATAATCCTGATGCCACGTATGAAGAAGCTTTAGCTGCTTATCGTACTACTGGTAAAGACAAGCGCACAGCTCCGCAGAAGAACATTGAATACGCTGAACAAGCTGCTACAGAGCTTGATGAGGCATTTGGCGGTGACTTCCTTAATGCTGACCTTAACAATCTGACACCAGAGCAGACTCGTGTAGTTAATAAAAACATTAATCGCATAGAGCAAGTTGGTGGTCTTGAATTATCCGCAGAAGAGAAGAAGAATGCCCGAGCTATTCGTAAACTAATTAACACAGCTGGTACGGCTGCTACTAAACTTACTGATGATCAGACTGGTCTTATTGACTCTACTCTGCGTCAGGTTAAAAGCTATGTATCTAATAATGTACCAGGTAAAGATGGCACTATTGCGTATGAGAACTTGCGTGCACTGGGCCGTAATGCTTTGTTCGGTAGTCAAGTATCATCTGCTGACTATAAAGCATTTAATAAAGCGGTAGCAAGCTTAGGCGAACAGACTGGTCCTGTATTAGCTTCAATGAAGCAACAGCTGCAGCTTATGCGTGATGACATTGCTGCTGCAGCTGACTTAGGTGACCCGTATGTAGCTAAAGTACGTTATGGCACTACATTAGAAGGTCTTGATAAGATTGTTAATGGTCTTGATGAGCGCATTGACCTCATAAGTCGCGGTAATACAAGCGGTCCTGCTGGTGGTGCAACTAATAGTGGTATCAAAGTGCGCGTTACGCCGAATGCTAATGGCGCGCCTGCTGCATCTGTGTCTGGCGAGCGCCCATCACTCGATGCTATCTTTGGAGGTCAGCAATGAAACCTGTTATTGAAGACCTGCAAGATACATTTAAAATTAGCTATGAGGCTTTTGAAGAGTCACGCAATGAAGCTGATGAAGTGTGGAATCTGTATCATAACAGACACTACACTCGTGACCAGCTTCATGTATTAGCTAATCGCGGGCAGCCAGCAGAAACATTTAACGTCATTAAGATGTTTGCACGCATGTTAGTTGGTTATTATTCAACAGTAGTTAATACTGCTGTTGTTAAACCTCGTTGGCCTCGTGATGTTACTACTGCTTGTGTGCTTAACGATATCATTGACTATACTTTCAATGATAACCGCATTAACACAGTTGAAGGTGACAAGATTAAGCTAAGTGCCATGGTATCAGGACTATTAGTTAGTTTTGTTGATGTAGTACCGACAGAAGAAAAAGATGAGTTTGGCCGCACCATTAACCGTATCATAGTTAGTCATGTACCTGACTCAGAAGTATTGCTTGACCCAATGAGTCGTGCAGATGACTATTCTGATGGCCGCTACTTACATCGTTATAAGTGGATGCCAAAAGAAGCTATGGAAAAGCTCTTTGGCAAAGAGATCACAGCTAAACTTGAAGAATACTATAACTTTACAGAAGCCAAAGAAGCTGACTTCGAGTGGATGTATAAAGACCGTTTCGTAGGCAAGTATCGTGTGCATGATAACTACTTAGTTGTGCACACGGTAATGGATGACGAAGATGGTAAACGTTGGTCTATTTTCTGGAATGACGAAGTAATTCTTAAGAAAGAAGAAATCACGTTTAAAGAAGTGCGTTGGCCTTACCGTGTTGAACGTATTCATAGCTCAGATAAAACTGAGTACTATGGTATATTCCGTGAAGTTATACAATCTCAGCACGCCCTTAACCAGGCTGTACTGAAGATTCAACTATTAGTTAATAGTAATAAATGCTTTGTTGAAGATGGTGCAGTAGACAATTTAGCTGACTTTGAAACTGCCTATAACAGAGTTACAGGAGTTATACCTGTATTGAAGTTAGGTGGTATTCAGGATAAGCAGTCATCTATTGATGTGCAGCAGCAATACCTTATTATTGACCAGGCTCTTAGCCGTATCAAACAGGTGCTAGGCATTAATGACAGTTTTTTGGGGATGGCCTTTGCATCAGACTCTGGACGAAAAGTTAAGTTGCAACAGAACGCAACTATTATGTCTCTCCGTTACATCACAGCCCGTATTGAGTCATTTTATGAATTGCTTGCTTATGATGTTGCCAAACTAAGTCAGCAGTATTATAAAGCTCATCAGGTGCTAAGTATTACTGATGAATTGACTGGAGACCGTTGGGTAGAACTGAACCAACCTATTATGGAGTTCACAGGTCAGATTGACCCAATGACTGGCTTGCCTCAGCAAAGGCCTGTACTGTTACCTGAGACTAACCCAGCTAATGGCGATTTTGTAGAAGATGAAAATGGCAATATTGTATTAGCTCCTGTTGCTACGGAAGAATCAGACTTTGAATTCACTAAGTTTGAAATCCGTATTGACTCTTCTGCTTATAACGACGATGATGAGCGTAGTCAGTTGTTAGTAGAGACAGTAATGTCTGGTGCTATTGGTCAGATGATGATGCAGGTTAACCCTGCGGGATTCTTTAAAATGGCAAGTCTTAGCATTCGTAATATGAAGTCACGCTACTCTCCTGAGATTGCTGATGCACTGAATCAAACAGCTATGATGCTTGGTGGAAACCCTGCTATGAACCAGCAGATTGCTCAAGCTAACCAAGGTACACAACAAGGTTTTGCTTCACAACCACAGAGCGAAACTTTAGGTATCCCTACTCCGGGTCAACAAGGTGAATTATAATGGCTGAAAAAAAGTTTAATCCGTCATGGTTGTTTACAAGGACTGATGGCCCAAATCCAACAGCAACTCAGAAGACCATTGATTATAACAGTGGTCCTGGCACTATGAACCTGAACTCCGAAGACCAGGAATTCCAAGGTGTTAAGAGTCGTGTCATTACTGATATGTCTGTTAACATTGGCGAAGATGAGTTAGCTAACTTGCCTGACTATATTAATACTGGTATTGAGTCTGAGCTAAAGGATATGGAAAACTCAGGTCGTACTCAATTAGTTACACCTATTGCCGATGATACTCAAGCTGTTCAATTTCGTCGTGTAGCACAAAATAATGGTGCGGCATATGGTGAGATAGAACAAGAAGGGCAACGTTACGCTGTTATGGTACCTGGCACAACAACAGCTCTCAACCCTGTTGATGCTTCGTTTAAAACAGCTGATGCTATTAAACAGGGTTACAAACCAGCTGAGGTTACCGAGTTCTTATCTAAACAAGGCTATGATGAAGCTCAAGTAGCTAACATTGTCGCGCAGTCTAACAATATCATTAGCGCTCGTGATGCAGGTTATGGCGATGAAGAGATTGAAGGGTTCCTTAAGACTAAGCAAACTAAAGTTAATGAAGTTAAGAAGCAACCGCTGGAGAGCACTAAGGAAGAAGACCCAGCAGGTCAGTGGGCAGCATCAGCAATGGGCAGAGGTTTAGTTGCGGCGCATAGTGCTGGCCAACAACCTAATCTGCCTGCTGGTATGACTCCTGGTGTTAACATTGATATTAAGAGTGCAATGTATGACCGCCTGACTTCTGAGAATGAGATGTCTGCAGAAGACTTGTTAACTAGCATGAAAGTGCTAGCACCTAACATGGCTTCCATGTCTACTCGCACAGCTGGCTTCTTTGGTAACGAAGAAGCTGCACGTAAGTCTGAAGCTGGCCTAATGGCTAGCCGCTCTAAAATCATCAAGATGGCTGCTGACCGCGGTTTAGAACTTGAATGGGATGATACTACTGGGTCTTTCTTAGCTAATACAGCTAATGGTCAGGTGCCAATTAATGAAAGTATCTGGTCTGACATTTGGAGTACTAAAGGTGAGATTACTGGCGGTGTTGCTGGTGCTATACTTGGTGCTAAAGGTGGTGCTACTGCTGGCAGTGCTTTTGGGCCCTGGGGTACTGGCATTGGTGGTGTTGTTGGTTCTCTGGGTGGCGCTGCTGTAGGCGCTGCTGTAGGTTCTCAGTTCGATTATATGTATGAGGCCATTAAACTTCAGGAAGATATGGAAGGCTCTGTGATGGCCCATAAGGCTCTTACGGCCGCAGAAATGTCTGTCATTGGTGATGTTGTTGGTCTTGGTGTTGTTAAGGGCGGCGGTGCAACCATGAAGGTTATGAAGCGTGTTAAAGACTTCGTACTGGATGGTAACACAGCTGGTGCTTATAAAGCGCTTAAAGACGTTGAGTTTATGTCTGACGACCAGGCTGCACAATTAGTTAACCAATTACAACGCATATCAGCTCCAGGTGCTGGCCTTGACGTCGCTGCCAAGTCCTTTGAAGAACGAGCTATTATTGCGGCTAACTTAACAAAGCCTGGTACAGAGGGTCTTGTTAAAGCTGCAGCTTCTGTTGACCCAAAAGTTGGTCGCGCTGTGGCACAAGCTATCGACGACCGTGCTAAAGACTTGCTTCGTGTAACTAACGAAGCATCTGGTGAAAACTTAGGTAAGATTCTTCGTGAGGACTTAGGTAACTATGTCGCTGATGTTAAAAACCAATATGCTGAGGTTAAGCGAGTTGCCGCTCAGTCACCTCGTAGCAGTAACTTCCGCTTTGATTATGATAAGTTGGCTATCCAGCCTATTATTGATAAGCTGCAGAAAAATATCATGGACCCCGCGGTTCTTGAACGCTACTCTCTTCAGGCACAGCACATACGTGATATGTCTGATAGCAGGACTTTTACTGACTTACTTGAGCTGAGACAGTTAGTTAACGAGTTTAAGTTCAACAAGAAGATTACTAAGACTGCAGACTTTGATGCGCTGAATGGCATTATAAAGAACATTGACCAAGAGATTACTCGTGGTGCGCATTTTGCTTTAGATAAACCTGATGAGTGGCTTAAAAGTTATGGTCAGGCTCGTCTTGACTACGCCAAAATGAAACAGGTTGAAGAGAATGTGATGTATAAAGCTCTTAATAAACCTGGTATCAATGAAGCTGATGTGACGCGTAACTTAGCTCGTTATATTCCAGCTCTTGATGGTACATTCAATGACCTGATGACTAAGCTTCCAATGGCTATGCGTCAACGGGTAGAAAACTCCGTGGTCGATACTTTAGCTAATAAGTACACTGCTGGTGTTGGTGAAGGTCTTCGTGCTACTAACTTCCCATTATTAGCTAAAGAACTTGAGTCTGTAACAATGACTACGCCACAAGCTCGTCAGATGAAAGCTGCGATAAATGAATTAGCTGATGTGTTTAAAAATGACGTGCCACTGTCTCAGATTACTGGGTCTATTCAGATTCCTAAGTTTCAGAGTTATTTAACAGCAGACCCAATAGTGCGTGCTAAATACGAGATTGCGTCCAAGATGTTCAATTATGTTAAAACTCTTTTACCTAACAAAGACCAGACTACTCTGGCCCTTGTGCGTAAGACATCAAAGCTTCTTGAAAATCCACTTAACGCTAAGTCTATGCGTGAACTAATGGAGGAAACTGCTGGTAAGGTTGATGTGCAACCTTCAATTCTTAAGTTGCAACAAGAGTCTGCACGAGCTGCAGCTCAAGGCAAAGATGTTACAATGCCTAGAGTTAAGCTTTATGGTAATGGCTCGGTACTTAGCACCAAGGCAGGCAGTGGAGCTGAGCAAACGATTCCCTTACACCGTATCGCCTCTATAAACGAAGCTGCACGTATTGCGACAGCAGAGGGGGTTAATCCGACAGATACCAAATTGTTGGATGGTATTTTATCTTCTTATGGCTTCAAAGGCGTTCAGCAAGGTACTGACAGAGTACGTGTGCTAAAGGGCCAATAATGGAACGTGATACCGAGAAAGAGTTTGAGCGTGTCAATAAGCGTATAGACAAAGTTGAAGAAGAGCAGGAGAAGCAAGAGGGTATGATACAGCGGTTAGCTCGCGACATACTCCGCTTCTGGCATTTAGGCGTAGGTATTGGCGTAGGGCTGATACTTAAAGAAGTAGGGCTTGAAAAGCTAATAGGTAAATTCTTATGAGCAACTTCAAATACGGTTTATTAGTTGGTCTCTTATTAGGCCTATACATCATTGACTGTTACAAAATTATTGGAGCGTAGAATGGCAGATACTAAAGTAGTTACTAAAAGCTTAGCTGGTATGGAAGACATGTCAATAGGTGTAGGTACAACTCAGCAAAACCGTGCTGGCACAGTTGTCGACATCCATAGACTGCACTTGTTTGTGCCAGTGTCAACTGAGAATGCATTAGCTAACTTAGACCCAAGTAAGTTCACCCTTGGCGTCGTGGTTAAAGACTTACTTACAACTTACTATCAGTACACTACCAGAGCTGGTGCTACAGGCATTAGTTCTTATGATGGCATTGGTGTATGGGAAGTTATAAGGCTGGGCAATGCTGACCCATCGTCTTACAACCGCTTAGTTTCATTTGAAGCTGGTAATACTCTCACGTATGCTAATGATGTGTTATTGCTAGAATCATCTGGTGACTATTACCAGTGGGAAGGCGTACTGCCTAAGGTAGTACCTGCAGGCTCTACTCCTGCATCTACAGGCGGTATTGGTCCTGGTGCATGGGTAAATAAAGGCGATGCAAGTCTGCGCAATGACTTAAGTCTGAGCACTGGCTCTTATTTGTCCGGGTTCCGCCAGACTACTGTTGGTGCTCGCCTAGCGACAGAAGTTAAGATTACTGACTTCGGTGGTGGTGAGTCTGTACTGGATAACCTTGCTGCCTTTAACTTAGCTAAGGCTGCTGCGGGTCTTGGCGGTTCTGTTTACTTGCCTAGAAATAGCACTGGTAACTACAACTTCCCTACTGGCTTTCCTGACTTCTCAGGTATTGTTGTAAGACCAGATAACGGTGTTACAATTATCGGCCCTGCTACTCCAGGCATGGCAGTGTCCAGCATTGTAACAGACAATGACTACAGAGTGTACTTTAACGGTGGCGACCCTAAAGATTACTACGTTGATATTCGTGCTAACTATCACATTGGTAGTAAGGGAGCTAATAAGTCTTTATGGCTTAATACTTTAGATATCCCTGATAATCAACCGTTAGCTGTTATGGCCAGTGCTATCCCTGTTAAACAGTTTACACTGGGTGTAGGTGACACTGTAACTACTGTTAGTCCTGCTGGTCGTTCAGCAAGTTCTTTGTTCTTGCAGCCTCCGTCTGGCGGCAACACACAGCTCGGTGTTATTCAGGCTATCCCTGGTACAGAGCTAAAGGTTGGCGTGAATAACATCCCGGATAATGGTGGTGAAATCGCTGTAGGTATTATAGCTAATACTGGTTACGCTGTGCTACGTGGTCAACCTGGTTCCACAGCTTGGTCTTTGACCGTTAAGTATATTGGACAACCTTCTACTACACAAGGCGTGGTTGCTCCAGTTAATATTGCGACTTATTCTGCAGGTAACAACTTGTTGACTGTTCGTAGTATTAGTCCTATTCGTGCACAGTTTATGGTTAACGGTGTAACTGTAGTGGACTTCCAACTTACATCTGGTGCTATTCAATGGATGGGTGTTGGTTCTACCAGTATCTCGGCGACTAGCGGTGCAAACTTTACTGGCTGGTTTAAGCAGTCATTCCGGGTTGCAGTGGGTGTACGTTCTCAGACGCTCGGCATCATTGGTGACAGTATCTCTGATGGTTCTGTCCACGGCGCATGGCCTATCTGGGCTGCAGAAGCTCTGGACGGTTCATTGGGCATACGCATTAACACAGTTGAAAACAGAGCTATCTCAGGTCAGACCTTGGACCAACAGATTGCTAACTTAGCTTCTAATCCGTTTGTTAATGCTTCGGTTGTAGCTGTGTTTATTGGTACTAATGATATCCAAGGTGGCAACTCTTTGTCTGCCTTCCAGACATCATTAACTAACTTGATAAACACGCTTAAGTCTCAAGGCCGTGCAGTAGTATTAGTTATACCTCCGCAGTGGTATCTGAAAACTGATACAGCAGGCGGCGGTGGTGGTTCTACTACTAACTCTAGTAAAGGTGGTGACATCCGTGCAGCTATAGGTCGTACTGCCGCAGATGTTGGTTTACAGTTAATTGATATGACAGCGTTTACGGGCCCCGTAGACCCTGGTTATCTTAGCTCTACCTTTGCAGATGCTATACTCCGTGATAACATGCATCCTACTGCATATGCATATCGCATGTATGGCTATGAGATTGCCCGTGGTATTGCTGCTCAGCTTTGTCCGGTGGTAAAATCACCGACTGACTGGGTGTCATTCACGACATTCTCCGCAGGAGTAACAGGTACAGCTCAGTATCGTTATACTAAGGAAGGTGTAGAATTACGTGGTAAGTTAGAAGCGGCAGCTGCGCTTACTGGCACTATATTTACTATTCCTGAAGGTATTCGTCCAGCGACTACCCCACGCTACTTTATTCAGTGGGGTAACACTGGCAGTATTCCTACTGTGGTTAACACGGATGGTACAGTAGCTGTTCATAACAACCCTGCATCTACGCAGATCTCGCTAGATGGTTTAGTTATCACCTTCTAAATATAAGGCCCTCTATGTGAGGGCCTTCTTTTTACTGCTTTCTTTTCTCCCAGCTTCTTGCAAAGCCTAAACCAAGCATGCCCATTATTAACTCCCACATATGGTCGTCAACAGGCGATGGTGGTATAGTGTGCCCAGGCCACCAAATTGCCGTAGCCCATAGCAGTATAGGATAACCTATATAGTTATAAGCTAATGAAGCAGCACACACATAACCAATCATAGGGCGCCAACCGCCTTTAAACTTATCGCCGGAGTTAGCCTCAGCAATGTTGGTGTCTGTCTGACCCTTAGTTAAATCCACCATGGCGTTAAGCTCAGCTAAATTGCCTTGCTGTGCCATCTCTGCTAACTTTAGTTTAGCTTGCTCAGATGCTGTTTTGTCTGGCAATACTTTGTCTAATATATCACCAATGATAGGTAAGAAAGCGAATACGCTCATTTAGTTGTCCTGAGTTGCTAGCCTCAGGTTGTTGGCACAACGCACCATCCAACCTTTGCCATAGGTTTGAAATGTGCTGGGCTTAGTAAAGTACTCGATACGTTCTGCTAAGAAAAGCATAAGCAGGTCATTAAGCTCTTTAGCATTAGCTGCTGCAATAGTCTTAGGACCAATTACACCATCATCTGCTACTCCAACAGCTCTTTGCAGTATTTGCACAGTACGTCGCCAGCTATGATTAATAGCTGCATCAAAAAGCTGGAATTGAAGAGCAGACGGGAAACGTTCCATTCCTAAGGCATCCCAGAAGTCTTTCTTATAGATTGCCTTTGCCTGGTCAACAGTCAGATTCTTAATGTCAACATTAGGATAAGTCATTGCACTAATGCCATACTTAGTTCCCTTAAGTTCTCCTTTGCCAATAATGCCTGTAGTCCAGTTACCACGGTCTTTAGGGTCAGCCTGGTAACCACCTTCATGACCGATTGTGCGGTCAAATGATTTATCGAACATCGTCATATTATACTCCACTATTTAGTTAAAGTAAACATCAGTAGTACAATATTTATAATTACTGATGTTGTTAGCGCAATTTGTAATTTACTTATAGTACTTATATTAGAGTTCTTCAAACTATAATATTTAGACTTCATGGTGTCAAGTGCTTCTGAATACTCAGCTATTTCTTCTTTGCACTCCTTTAGCTCACGATTTGTCTTTCCTAGTTTTTCATGTAGACTAGAGTAGGAAATTGCCGCCACGTTTTTCTTTTGCTGTTTGCTCATTTAATTCACCTTGTAGTTTATAAATAACTGTCTGTAAATCCCAGGCCACGAAAGCTATACCATCTCGTTTAGCAACCTCAGCCACATTATATGACTGTAAGGCTGAAGGCTTGTTAGCTCCATGTTTTACTTCAATAGCCACAAATCTGCCTTTAGGCGAACAAGCTAAAATATCTGGTGTGCCTGTCCTACTGGACACTATAACTTTAATAGCCCAGAATCCATGGTCTTTAAGCCATTCCAGTATTTTAGTCTGCAGCTTCTGCTCACCCGCCATTACATATCAACCTTGCTGCGAAAGCCTTTAAACACTGGACTACGAGGTGTGCCAGTATCTGGAAACGTTTCCATGTATTTAAAAGTTACATACTCGTTAAGTAACTGTACACGATGCTGCCATATATAGTCACGTTGAGCATGAGTAAAACCTGTACCGATATTAAACACTACACCATTCCAGTCAACAATAAGAGCACCAAGTGTACCACCAGGTACAAGGTTAGCTTTCATCTTAGAGTTACCTGCATCAAGATTGTGCATCAACTCTTCGTAACCAATTATTTTAGCTTCGCTGTCGTTTTCTGGTTTTAATTTTAACGAGGTTCCTTGTCTTAGCGTAGACCGTCCGTGTTTATACAGACCATTCGGGTCCATAACAATCAGGCCTTCATAGCCTCTTTCGCGATGTTCATCGTACATATAACGCAGGTCACGGGCGGTGTCAATTAATTTTTGCTCACAGAAGGTAACGTCATAACCTAAGTCAAACAATACTCGCACTCGCTCTTGTGTCATTGCCTTGCGGTTCTTAGCTGTAACATAAGGCTTTGAAATGTCATCAAATACGTGCCATATAAAGTTGGGTGCACCACCTTGAGTTGTGAATGCTGATTGGTTAGCATTGAAGTTATTCCATTGGTCACCGGCAAGACACAACTCGCCATCCAGCCCTTCAAATATACCCTTGCTTAAGTATGAAGTTGCGTGGCGGTTAAGAGTGTGGCCTTTCAGTGAACGGCTTAATAGATTACCCTCTTGCACGCAACCACGTACACCATCAAGTTTACCTGAAGCTAATACAGGGTAGCGGATGTCTCTGTCAATATTAGGTATAGTATTGCAGGACAGCATCAAGTTATTAATCATAGGAATTCTCGCTTATATGTAGAATCTACGTAGTTCTTTTTGTTGACTGACACAGTTTTATACACTTGTTCACTTATGCCTTTTTTGATAAGTAAGAAGTGCACAACTATAGGTGTGTCTCGTTCCATGTTACATTGGCGTGCACGACGTTGTGTATGACGTGCTGTAGAATAGTCCTGAGAATAAATTACAATATCAGAGTATTTGTGTAAGTCTACACCCTCGGCATAAGAAGTAGCCTGAAGTATAAGAGCTTTCTTAAACACCGCTTGAAGTTTAATTAGCTCAGCTTTAAAGTTGTACATTATAACTAAGTCTTCGCGGTCGCCAAAGTGCTTAAGTATATACTGCACTTTCTCATCGTTAGCTAATACAAAGTAGTTATTGTCTATCTTTATAGTGCCGCCTTCTAACTGATGTAATGACGTACGCATCTTAGAACGGTTGTCACACACTAATGTGCCGACACTTAACTCTATTAGCTCATCCTTAAGCAATATGTTATAAACTTGCTTGGTGTTGTCAGCCAGTTCAACCCAGTGCAACTGGTCTTCTGGCCCATGCTCAAAGCCTAGCTCATTCCTTGTCTTAGTTATGAATAAGTGCTTAACACAGTCATAAACAACTTTGTTATCAACTAACTTATCATATTGAGGTACGTTTATACCGTTAATTTCGATAGTATAAGGTTTACCGTACATGCTAAACCAGCTGTAAAAGTTGCTGTGTTTATACCAAGGTGACCATGAGCTAAGCGCAAACTGATGAAACAGCATTTGTAAACCTTGTGCATGTGGTGTAGCACTTATATACACTATAGGTTTGCCCTTACAAATAGGTTTTAGCTGCTTCCATATTTTACCAGGTTTAGGGAAGGAGCTAATATAGTTGTGACTTTCGTCCAATATCACCAGGTCAAATGGTTGAGGTGCTAAGTTGTGTAACTGATGATAAGTAGTCAGCGTGTATTGCTTAGTCCACAAAGGGTCTACCAAAACTTTCTTCCAGTCTGTTTCAGCTTTCTTCTTAGTGACAACAAGTATACGCGTAGCTGAAGACTTCTCAGCAATAAGTAAGGCCCCAATAGTCTTGCCCGTTCTTTCTTCCATCGCCAGGTATACAATTGCATTCTCGCGAATAATTTCGAGACCATCATCGCTTACCTCGTCTTGATGTTTATACGGTACTATCATAGCTACCTCGAGAACGCATCAGTTACTTCAATATTAAACTCGTCCTTGATCTTCTTAGCTGTAGCTTGGCTAACTCTAACACCTTTTAACCATTGATTAACTGACACAGGTACCATACCAAGTCTGGTCGCTATACGATACTTAGTTAAACCTCTATTTAACAGGATAAGCACAACTTGTTGAGATGTGGCCTGCAAGGGCTTCTGTGAATGTTCTGTAGTGGTCATACGGTTTCCCAGTCATAAGCCACTGAGTTAACAATGACTTCAATTTTACACTCTTGAACCTTGCTATCATGCAGATTAAAGTTACTTTTAATAACTCATTAGGTTCAACTAAAGGATTAAGGGCTATTGCTAGCCCTATGGTGACTGTTAAGTCATTAAGCTCGTCAATCATAACTTGATCTGAGCGATGTCTGCTTTGCGTGGTTCAGGCACTGTGCCACGTACCCAAGGGCAAGTCTCGTAATGCGCGCAGTACTTTTCTGAGCAGAAGACATACTTAGGGTTGCCACGTAACAGCAGTTCGATAGGCACGATATCTTTAGCTACGATAGTCATGGTGTCAAGAATACCATTAACTAAGCCTTTAGCTTTTTCGATATCAGGTTCAATAGTAAGAATCTGACCATTAGGATTTTTAGTTAGTACAACGTTCTGCAGTCTGGAGTGTTTTACAACTTCACCATTAGCTTCAGCCAGGTACTTATAGATGCCTTGCTGTGTGTCATAGCTGCCTGTTGTAACTTTGCGCTTTGACGTTTTCACATCATCAATTGTACCATTACCCAGGTAGTCAATAGTACCACCAAGCTCCGTGACAATCGGGTTATCGATGTCAACTTTAAAGAAAGTTTCAACTGCTTTTGGCACCGGTACAAAAGGTGCGATGTCTTCTACCCAGGCACTGATGCCACCTACAATCTCACTAGCACAGGTGCCAGACGTTTCATCATCACCGAAAGACACACCATCATGTGTCTCTTCTTTCCAGGACTCCATAGCTGCATCAGTCATTGCACTGATGTTATGACTTGCTTTGCCGTGAGTCATTGCGTCACGCCAGCTTGCTTCAATACCAGCATGAATTGCAGTACCGATTGCTGCACGACTATTAGGGATAGACGTAACACCTTCAAGGAATGACTTACCCCATTGATATGCACAACCGTAGAATGTGTCTACAGCAGACGGACGTATACGGATACTTTCATTATTAATTTTGATAGTCATTGTTAGCTCACTTTTGAATTGGTTTATTAATAAAGTTTTTCTACTGAACGTTCATTATACAAAGTTCTATGCGCAGAGCTTTTATAAGTTAAAACTTCATAAGCAGTATTAGCAGACTGTACAGACGTAAATGATAATACTACTTGACTTATAGCTACACTACCAGTTGGAGCTTTAAGGTTTACTGTAACAAGAAGTTGAAACATACTTAGTTCCTCATGTCATTTGATATGTATATTTTAATATATTTATTAAATTATGTACACAGAAAAATGAAAACAGTAATTAAATAATTTTGCTGTCGTTTTAATGTTAAAAAATCCGGCCTATACAAATATAAGCCGGATTGATTTAAATTGAAACTGGCCTCAACCGTCTGACCGATTTCAGCTTTGTAAGATGAACCAGTCTTGTTCCAACATATCAGATTGAGTAGCATGCCATGGAACTACTTCACCATCAGCTGTTCGCATTGCAATGTAAGCCCGACGTTTAACAATAGCACCTGCTTCTACCATAGTATTTAATGGAAACTCATAAGCACGGCTAGAACGCTCTTTTACAAGGAACAAGAACATATTTTTACCCTTCCAACCTTCACGTGCTACTTTATGACCATTCTTTAAAGCACGCACAGCAAGGTCATAACCAAACTGTGATACAGAATCGTAGTCACCACCGTGCATATAAGCATTACGCAAACGAGTAGTCTCTTCTTCAGTTAGCTCACCATAATTTGAATAAGCCAGGAAGTGCTGAAAGTCAGCTTCTAGTCTGAAGTAGTCAACTACAATTGGTACTTGATTCATTCTTCTTTACTCCACTCTGTTGGGTTATAATTAAGCTCTAACATGAATGCCAGGTTTGTCATAGCATGAGCTAAATGATGGAAGCCTGAGTCTTGGTCATTAACTTCACCTGTACGCCATAATTCCAGGTGGCGGTACAGAGCAGCTAAGTAACGCTCTGGCTCTTCACACTCTTTCCAATTGTTAGGTTTATACTTACGTGCACCAAAAGTCAATACGTCAGCCATAGCTTTGATAGCTGAAGGTGGCACCAGGTCATACCTCAATTTGTCGCCGTCAAACTTCATGAACTCTTTAACAACTTCAATCTTAACAGTTGAACCTAAGCGTTTCATGATGTATTCAGCACAGTTTGGACAAGGCGGCTGAGATACGTAGACTGTGCAAGGCCCTACAGGAGTTGCTGTAAGCATAGCTAGTGCGGCTTTTTCAGCATGCACATCAGGTGCATTATCAAAGCCCTTTCTGTTGTAGCCTTTAGCTATGACTTCATTGTTGCCGTCAACTACTACGCAACCAACTTTACGTTTTTCAATATTTGACTTAGCTGCTTCGCTGAATACATAGCTAATAATCTCTTTGTTTGTCATTTGCTTCAATCTCACGTTGTTATTTACATTATAATTATACATAGAATAATGATAATGTAAATAGCCCGGACAAAATAATCCGGGCTTGTTGCTAGAACTTATTAGTTTGCTCTAAGATTGCTGATAACCGTGGTTCAGGTGCTACAAATAAACTACCTTTATCACCGGCGTTCGCTTTGACGTCTGCTGCAACCCGCTTAACAGACTTACTGTCATTAGAGTCACATACAACTAATAATGCTTCAATGAATTGGTCGTAAGTTAAACCCATACTTAATGCCTGAGCTGTAGCTAATGCAATAATATTCATCATCGCTTGCTCTACTGGGTAGTCTTCTTCTGTTTCAAGCACATCGATGATAGAATTAATGAAGTAACCAGGGTTCAACTCAAATGCGTTAACAATCGCATCTGTAGTTGCCATACTACGTTGTTGCGCAATGCCTAACATTACCGGGTCAATATTAGCTTTCCATACTACGCCCAGTGCTACATATACCACATCACACAGACCATCCAGCTTTTTAACCGGGATTGTGTCTGTACGCCATTCATTGTACTCTTCGCGCAGAAGAGCAACTGCCAGGTTCTGGTTATACACCTGGTCATAACGTTGTCTGTTCCACGCTGCTACACGGATGTAAACGTCAGTTAAGTCATTCATATAGTTCAAATCCTATTTTAGGCATTGGGTTATATTTACTGATAGCAATATCAGTTGGCTCAAATGTTAAAAAGTCTTTGCCGGATTCAGCAGCTAAGTTATATACTGGTGAATCACCTAAATGTTGCTTAGCTTGTCTTAAATAAATGTAAGCTCCTTCAACGTGGCCTTCGTAGATATGGGTATCGCCAAGTGTCATGGTGATAACACCAGGATGCAGATTGAACTCATTAGCTATCATAATAAGCCATGCTGCAGCAAACACCACGTCAGATGGTAATCCAACCATGACATCCACACTACGCTGATGCCACATCATGTGCAGGCGACGGTCTGACGTCACATAGAACTGATATGCATAATGGCAGCACGGTAAGTCAAGATGTGGCAAATGCTCTGGCCGCCAGCCATTAATAATCATACGACGGTCTGTAGGATTATTGGCTAAACATTCTTTCAGATGTTCAAACTGTCTACCTTCATGCCAGGCATTGCCGTAGTCAACATTTAAATTGCCGTCAGGTTTTGCCCACTTATCCCAGTAGTTACAACCCCATTTCTTAAAGTCTTCAATAGTCTGTGGACCACGAAGAATGGCTGCCAGTTCGCCAAACACGCCTTTGTAAAACATCTGGCGACCTACAAGTAACGGGAAGTATAAGCCATCAGACATATCAACAACTAGTTGTTGTGCAAATAATGACCTGGTGCCACCGTTGCGTGTTTGTCTGCGCTCACCACGTTGAAGTACTTTAGTAACAAGACTAATGTAATCGCGTTCAAATTTATGCATTTACAGCCTCCAGCATTGCATATGGTTCCAGTGAGAAGTCATACGCATTCTCAATATCATCGTTTTCAATATCACCCCAGTTAAACCCGCATTTCACATCAACTGGCATAGGCAAGTCAGTGATACGTAAGTTCTTGGAGCACTCAAACCAGGCACGCTGCATTTCTTCAGCTAAGATACGTGCCACAGCTTTATAATGTTCTGGTATATTTTCACCTGTCAAGATAAAGCTATCGTGTATGTTATTAGCTATACAATATGTAGTACCATGTTCAGCATTGTATGCCCGCAGTTTAGGTACAAGATAATGCATAGCTAACTTATTAACGTCAGCTGCACCGCCTTGGTTTTCAATGTTCAGCTGGTCTGTCATCATCTTAGCAGAATACTGACGGCCAAGAGGAGTAGAGCCAAGCTTACCTTTACGCCATTGCGCTATGCCGCGTTCCTGCCAGGCGTAAATCTCTTTCCACAGGTTACGCCACTTAGCTCGTGCGCGGTTGGCGTCAGGCTCAGACAACCAGATGTTAGTAGTCTTAACCAATATAGAGATAAACATTGGAATGCCGCCGCCATACAACAAGCTAAAGTTACAAGTCTTACTAATCTGACGGTTACGCTTGTATATAGCTTTAATCTCATGCTCAACACCTTCTTTTATGCGAGCATAATCTTCATCTGAAATTAAACCGTGTTCATTACGTTCACAGTGCGTTTTAACTGCTGCTTCAAATGCTGGTTCAAACAAACTATCAAAGCTACCGAATATCATGTCAGCAGTAAAGGTGTGTAAGTCTTTACCTTCACGGAACAGCTGCTCCATTAGCTTACATTCTACAATGGCACAGATATGGCGCAGTTCAATCTGAGCATAGTCAGCGTACACCATAATCTTACTACCATCTTTCTCAAAGCCAAAGATATGTTTAAGAGAACGAGGGTGCTGCTGTTGGTTCTGGTCGTCAGATGTTAAACGGCCTGAGCGAGCTGAAGGTTTAAACTTACCGTAGATAAGACCATCAACCGCAGTTTCTTCATACTTAGCTAAGAAACTTAACTTCTTACGTGCCTTGCGAATCTTACGTACCAGACCTGCTGCTTCGTTCTGTGGCACACCTTCACTTACACCCCAGTAACAAAGTTTGTTCTTAGTCGGGTCAAGCTCGATATAAGCCAATTCAAGGTCCGCAGATGAATCCACACCAAGCCATTCCTTGACTTGTTTAGGTGAGTTCACATTGACCGGACATTTTGTTTTTGCTAGGAAGGCTTCAATAGTCTCCCACTCCAGGAACAGCCGCTCTTTATCGATTGGCATGCCATTCCACTGGAAGTCTACGCAGTAGCGAAGAGTGAGCATGTCCAGTTTGTAGCTAAACATGTCTTTAGCTTTTACTACTTTGTCATATACCGCCGGCAGATAATACACGTCAGTTGCAGCATAGACATACTGGTCGTCACTTAATATAGGTGCACCCCAGTCAGATTTTTGCAGCTCTGCTTTCTTAAGACGTTGCTTAGCATATGGGTCATAGCCAAGGCAGTAGTCCATAACATCATCTAATGAGAAAGACTCACGATGCGGCATAGCCAGACGAGCTAGTAGGAAAGTGTCTTCCATGCGCTCAGGACACCAGCGTGTTACAGAGTTCTGTTGAACAACTGTAATTTCATAGTGAACGTTGTGCGCCACATTATTGAACTGGTCCATGGTCGCAGCTAACTGATACGGGTCTGGCCACTCAACAATGAGAACTTCGTCCATACCACGCTGATAGAACTGCGCCAGGCGAATCTTGCCATATAGCCCTATAGTTTCGGTATCGACAAACAAGTCTTCATTACGGTCAAAGCCAGGAAGGGATAAATCTTTGAGTATTGCTTTGAATGGTGTACGTTGCATGATGTCTCCGTTGACAAGCGCAAAGTAAAAAGGACCGCTCCGAAGAGCGGCCAAGACGCGGGTGGTTTACAGCTTAGTTAATTTTGCAATCTTGCTAACAGTAGCAGCTTTAAGACCTAGATGCTCTACCATAGCTTTGCGTGCCTGGTTACGACGTTCTGCTTCAATAGTCTCACGCACTTCAGCAACAGCTTCCTGGATTTTAGCATACTTATCCATATCCACTTTGCCAACAATAAACTTATAGTCGTACTTAGCATCTACATCCCAGCTAACATCAACTTTAGTTACTTCAACAACCTGCAGACCTGCGCGAGGTGTGTCAACTAACACTAGGTCGCCAACTTCAAGTGCTTCCAGCGACATATAGGTATAATTACCACCAGACACCGGGAAAGTTACGGTCACTGCAGTTACGTTGTCAAACATTGCGATAGCTACGTTGTTCTTGTTCATTTATGTATTCCTATGTGATTAGTTTTGGGCTATGTACTTCTAAGACTGCTGGCACGCCGCGGAGTAGAACCGGACACTCTTTGGCTGTTACCTTATACGCTCTCGCCGCCTTGTCGGGTCATAGAGGGTACTGTTTCTACAGCACTAGACCAGTGGCCAGCAGTCTTAGAAGTACCCTCCTAAGAGGATACTTATTAGACATTACAGACGTGGAGTAGCTTTACCGCCAGTGGTCTCTTGGCCGGATTCACCATTCCAGTCATTAGTCTCACCTTCACCAGTCCAGCCGCCTTCTTCATCCGCTTCATCCCAGGCTTCTTCACCAGAGAACTCAACGAATTTAACCAGACGAATGCTGTTCAGATAGAGCGTAACACCGCCGTCAATAACAGTCTTGCCCTTGGCATCTTTAACCGTGTAGATACCCATGGCTCCAGACAGCTGGCCGCGAGAACCATTACCGATTTTCTTACCACCCAGGTCAACTTTGTTGCCTTTGGAGTTAAAGATGTTGATGATTTTCGGGTCACCAGACGGATAGGTGGTGTCAGTAGAGAAAGTAAATACCATGTTACCGGTTTCTTTACTTACTACTTTGCCATCATCACCGTACTGTTTGTTGCCGTCTTCATCCAGCACCGGCTCTTTCTCAAGGCGATAGCCTAAAGACTTAGCAGGTTTTTTAGCCGGCAAACCAGCAGGACGACCGTCTTCCCAGAATGCATCGATATCAGCTTTGAGGTTTTTACACTCTTCGCTATCGACTGGCAGTACCAGGTCAGACTGGTATTTCATACGGCCAGAAAGGTTTTCTTTACCTTCGCCGTTATACACTACCCATTTCAGGTCACCGATTGGAGATTTGAATGCGACTACTTGAGACATGATTATGATTCCTGTATGATTAATATTGAAATTTACATAGCCAACATTGTTTGCTTGACTATGGATTAATTATAACATGACAATTTCAGATGTACATAGTTATTTTAAATTTATTTTCGTTTACTCCTGCTAGTTCGTATAGACCATATTTGAAGTACGAGAAATAGCAACGTACATCAACTGCAGATACTGTTGTACATTAGTGCGTGCACACTGGTACAAATCTTCAGTGTCGATATACACAGTATCGTATGTACTACCCTGGCTTTTATGCACTGTCATTGCATGAGGGAAGTCAATGCACATGACACATTCATCAAAGCTAAGAAAATCACGCCAGGCTTTTGCACGGGTACGAGCTAATTTAGTTTTAGAATTGTGCTTAGCCCAGGCTGCAGCTTTATACCGAGGATTGGCTACCTCAATATCTTTATTAGACTTTGCTGCAGCAGCTTTTAGCTCGTCATTCTTCAACTTATATTGGTAGTGACCAAATACAACTGCACTTGTGATTACATTACCGTCGCCATCTTCCAGTTCAGCAAACCTGCAGTGCTTGCTCTTTATCAGATATTCCAGTGTCTGATATTTAGAACCCAGATGCACGTCGCCATTGAATGGTGTGTCGATATATGTTATGCCTTCAGGGTCTGCCCAACGCAAGAACTTGTACTTCTGCTTAGTTGTAGGGCTAAACACTTCATCATCAATAAAAGGTTGGTCATAACCCTGAATTTCAGCATTTAGTTCTTCAACTCGTTTATTAGTGTAAGCTAATAATACATAGTCCAGATGGTCTAACACATCAGCATTGTCTGCTTCTGTTGTCAGCTCTTTGATGTGCTTAACAATGTCTATGCCACGCACAAATGTCTTGTGGGCCTGAAGTGGTGCCATGTCACTGGTGCCTTCAATCATTCCCACAAGAGCTGTTAATGTGTCCATGATTGGGTTATCCCCAGCCTGACGCCATATCTTAGTTAGAGAGACAACGTAGTCACCATAAGGAGTTACATATGGCATGTCACCAACAGGACCAAGTTGGTTTTTATCCCCGTACCAGCACACTTTCATTACAGGTGCACCTTCATACTCCTCATCCTGAAGAGCTACAATATCAATACCGTCACGCTCGCCAACCATAGAATATTCATCAATGAACATTACTACTGGTTTACCCGGTGTGCCAGACTGTGAGCTGATTTGAAGACGTTTCTTATCAGTTGCATTCTGGTTAATAGTTGGCCGCTTCTTAAGGAACGAATGTAGTGTGGCTACACTAGCTCCCTCAGGAAGTTTAGACCGTAGAATGTCGCAGGCTTTATGAGTGTACGCGCAGACAATATAGTCGATGTTATTATCAATGCAATACTGCACGCTATCTTTCATGCATGTAGTTTTACCAGTACCAGCAGGTCCGGTTACATACATATCCCAGGCTTCTTTATCAGCCATGAACTGCTTGAATACGTTAAGAACGTCCATTAGTCCTCCTGTTATACTTCTTAAAGATTACAGTTTGTGACGGTGACATAATGCTATACTCAAGTGACCATTGGTTAGGGTCCCAGTCAGGAAACATTACTGCGCCTTCTTCCGGTACTTTCTGCCGAACTACTGTAATATACATAGTATCAGCAACCTTTAAAGCTTCTTCGTATAGTTGTGCGCCACCAATAATAAATATTGTGGTACCACGTGCTACTTCTAGGGCTTTAGCTAAGCGTGGTACTACCCGCCATGGAGCTTGTAGCTTTCCAAAGTGCGGACCTTTGTGTGAACTAATAACAATATTGCGTCTGTTAGGTAAAGGCCCATCACCTGGTAAAGATTCCCAGGTTCTGCGGCCCATTATTACAGTACTGCCTTCAGTTAGTTCTTTGAAGTACTTCATATCCTCGGGCTCATTCCAAGGTAACCGGCCATCAAGACCGATTACATTGTTCAGGCTGCGAGCGACAATTATATTAATCCGTCTCGCCTGAGATGTCATCCCATTTCTCCTCTTCGTTATCAGTCAACCATTCGACACGATAGTAGTACGTCTTATTACCTTTGACAGTACTAGGTATCAGGTCGATGCCATTGTTTCTCATAGCTTTATTCATGGACTTCATATCTCCATTGAATTCAGTTAAAGCCATGTACAAAGGTTCCAGGTCTTCAATATATACACGACCACGCTTGATTGCCGAAGGTGTTTCTGTGACGTTGAAGTCTTCACACAGTTCAATCAAGTATTCATGCATGCCGTGTTTGAAGGCATAGGCAATACGTTGAGCAGCATACATACTGTCAGCAACCAACCGACGTTTAGATGCAGACTCAGGTGGCTTCATATATAGCTGGTCAGACAGCATTGGAACTTCTGTAGCTAAATAATACGCGAAGTCTTTAGTCTCATCCAGTATCTTATCATGCAATACTGTAGGACCACCCATTGCAGTAACCCAGTCTACTTCATTAAGCACGTTAGGTGTTGGCATCAGAGCCACACGACGGTCACCATCTTCCAGCATCAGCGGGTTTTTGTTAGCTGTCATGATGAATGTAGCATTGTGCATATACATGAAGCCATCAGTTCGCATCTGGCGAATCTGAATGTTCTGCTTACCTGTGTATGCTTTTAGCTTACCTAGTGCTTCTTCACGGTCTGAGATACGAGTAAGCTGGTTACCATATTCATCAAGCTGTACAAAGTATGTGTCCAACAGATAACCGTTGAACATATCAAGGAATTCTTTAGTTGTTGGTCTAGACACATTGCCGATAATCTTTTCAAGTATCTTGACATATGTATCTTTACCAGAACCATGAACACCCAAGAAGTACAGGATAACCGGGCTATAACCGAAAGTCATTAGCTTACGCTTAGTGAATCCCAGTAAGAAATCACGCATCTCTTTCTCAGGTACTAGTGTCTCCAGGAACTTAAGAGTAGTAGATGGAAACTTATAGTAGCCAACATAGTCTTCAGGACTAGACATGATAGCTAACTCTGGTGTCTGCCTGAAAGTGTTCAATGTGCGGGCTGTAGGGTCGTCGCCCTGGTTAAACCCGAATGGTCTGTTAGGTTCAACACGTGTGTTGACTACAGGCATAGACCTCAGGATGTCCATCTTCTTAGGTGGATTAACTGCTGCAGCCGAGATGTACGACATCAGGTCAGTATCACGATGGAAAGACCGCATGCGTTCATTAGCCATATCAACAGCATAATAAATATTACGGTAGTCATCGAAGCACAACTCAATGTTAGACTGGCGCTTAGTTGGCATAACCAAACGATAATTCTCCCAATCTTTATCATACTTCCATATAGACACACCATTGACTGAGGCCCGCTCACTTATCATTGGGTCCAGTATAGTTGAGTCTAACCGGCGCTTATCCATTGGTGCGTCAAACATGCCATTAATGTTGTGCATGGCCGCAGTATAGGTATCAACATCTATGGATATGTCAGCACCCAGTATAGCAGACACTTTACTAAGATACTCACTACCGCGACCTTCAGGCACGTCTTGAGGGTGTAGGTACCCATTTTTCACGTATCCTGGCAGGTCCCGGAAGTCCTTAGGTGTAATGATACGGAACAAGCCCGGCATCATCTTACCATTGCCTGCATTATATTGAGTAACAAGCGGAGCTAAACAGTTAGCTGTCATGATATTCATAACAACTGGTGTTGCTGAGCTTCCATGCTTATTATCCGCAGCCTTTTTTAATTGCTGAAGTAATACGAGAGAAGTATTAGGAAGTTCGCGCAGCTCAGGGATATCATCGCTCCACGCAACTTTCGTCTTATTCGCACTGGTAGGAAGGTATACGAAGCCACGATTTGAATATACATCAAGAGCCATGCTACCATCATTAATGCTAAAGCCATCTTCGATAGCATCTGTATACCTATAGATGAGAGTTCCACAGTCTTTCTCCTTGCCATCTTTATCTAACTTACCTTGAGAGACAAAGATGAACTTATAGTCAGGGTCGAGTGCCTGGAACAACTTGAAGGTCTCCGTATTATCACAGTCAATAGCAATAATACCGGACACTTCTCCAGTGATTGTACCACCTAATTTAGTGGCAGTTTTATTAAACTCAGTCTGGTACTTAGCTCGCCAGTTTTCCTCGAACTTAGGTAAAGACTTCTTACCATCTTCAAGTCTAACTAGCTCACCGCGCAACGGTACAGTATGCCATTGCATATCGATGAAAGGTTTTATTGTCTCCATGCTTCTTTGTTCCAGTTAGGTTTAATACGTTTGCAGTACTGGCGGAATATATCTTCTACCAGGTAACAGAAGAACTCATCATTGTCAGGGTCAGGCCTGGCATCTATCTGCCTACAAATAGCGTTAGCAGCATGCACACATTCATGAGCTAAAGTTGCTGTACTACAAGCATATATTGCAAGTTTCTTTATGTTGTTCTTGCTGTCATACCAAGTAGTAGTCAACCCTCGTGAATAAACCACTTCGTAGTCAGGGTCGTCTTCTTGCACTTTAGCTTCATGTTCTTTAAGGTTATCATTGAACCAGAAATGTACATTGTACTGTTCATTAACCCAGAGTCTAATCATGTTAGCCTCGCTCAGCGCCGTCATCAAGCTCTTTATTAGGGTTCCAACGGCCCATTATATAGTCAGGACGGCGCTGGTCTGGCTGTGGACATACAGCAATCATGCGCCAACCTGAAGACAAAGCAGACTGAAGTTTGTCAGTGCAACTGTCTTCAATTAACATAACTTCATTGTATGATGCAAGCATATTACCAGGCATGTGCACTTCACAACGGTTATTATATGTATTGTTAGTTTGAGTCAGCTCCTGAGCTTTACCTGCTACGAACTCAAAAGTCTTATTGACATCAGCCACTTCAACAGCAACTTCCTGTTTGACTTTGAAAGTGTAATTATTAACTGCAAGCAGTACTAGTTGCTCAGCATTTAACATTACTGCTTCTGACGAAGGGACAAAGTCATACCAACTACTGTAGGTTTCTTTAGTCGGTTCATCTGCATTGCGCTCAGGTTCGGGTTGTACTTCTATATTAAAACCTAGCTCAAGCAGTTTATTTACTTCAATTGCTTTTTTACTTTGCTTGATGTATTCACTGTAATAAGAATAACCAGCTTTAAACGCATCAATACTTACTGAATATAGTTTAATCTTCATATGTCACCACGTACCATTCGCCGCCGAGATAATTGAGAGTGAGTCCTGTAACTTCTTTAGCCTTGTCAATAGTGAAGCCAGGGAATATATAGTAGCCTCTTGCATTGTCAGTGCGATACCATTTAATCGGAGTAGAAATCTTAGACTGTATTTCTGCCTTCTCTTCTTTAGTTAATAAACGAAAGCGAGGTTTGCGATAGTCACCGTGAGTAACATGTTGTTCTACCTGACGCTGCCAGTAATTTTTAAGCTTTTTCTTTAGCCAGCCTACCATAGATATATGCCCTCGATACATTGTGCATGCGTGCTACCTCAGATATAGAGTAGCGTGTTAATGATGCTTTAGCTAAAGCCCATTCAGTATCATCCAGTGGTGGACGCTTAGGCTTTGCCACTTTGTTTGGGTTTAACTTAGATACCAGACTCTCTGACACACCATACTTAATAGCTATAGTGTGATGTAGCATGCCATCATTAATGTCTGCCACAATTGCTGCACGAGTCTCTTCTGTTACTATAGCTTTACTTCTTGGTCCTCTTAACTTAGTTACTCTACGAACAGAACAATTCAATAAGTTAGCTATAGTTTTAGGGTCAAAGCCTACAGCTATATATTGCTTGATATCGTCGTCAGTAGCTAAGTTAGGTCTAGCATTGACTGGTGCCATGCTGCGATATCTTGATGCTGTTGATATCTGTATACCATAAGACTTTGCTATCCATGTAAGGTCTTCATACCGCTCATCCACTCCTGAAATAAACTCCCGGTAAATCTCGAAGTGGAGACCAGTAGTTAAGTCAGGTGGTAAGGGCAACTTGCTTTCAATAAGGGCCTGCCTGAATTCCAGGTACGAACATCCTAGAGTTCGCACAATGGTGTCTTCAGTATATGCTCCTGTCTTCCATAGTTCTATAATGTTCAGCATATGTTGTGACAGTTCCGGTTAAAAGAAAGCCCGCGAAGTGGCGGGCTAACTGAATTACAGACCGCGGTTCTGGGAGTCCTGCAGGCACTCTTCCAGAGTTGCGAAGCCATAACCGTCTTCACGGGCAATCACTGCAGAACGCTCTGCATCGATAGCGGCCAGCTGGTCGGCGATTTGGTCAGCGGCGATTTCACCAGACTGAACTTTGAGCAGCAGTTCTTCTTTAGCTTTCTTAGCAGCCGCGTTCTGCTTAGTCCACTTAGACATGCCGTCTTTAGACATGCTATTGAAACCTGAAGCGCTGGATTTCTTCTCGCCGAACTCAGCGACGCGCGGGTCCATCCACAGACCGTGGTAGTAACACTTGACAGCAACAACGTTGCCAGCTTCGTCACGATGGAAAGTGGTTGCTTTACCGCCGCCTGCACCAGACTTGGCAGATGCCAGTGCTTCGATGTCACCCAGGACAGATGCTACTTTAACTTTCGGGTCAGCTTCCATTGCAGCACGCAATGCTTCGACGATTGGCAGAAACGCTTTTTTGATACCAGACATATTTATACCCTCATTTTATCGGATGTGACCGGCTCACAGTCTTCGACTGTTTGCGTCGGTCGATGGATTAATATTAATTCATTCCGTTCTCTTTGTACACGGTTTATTTCAAATTATTTTAAGTTATTTTGAATGGCGGAATTAGACATGGCTCACCTGTACTAGTTATAATTACTGGACCTTGAACTGGCTTATTAATGTAAGCCTCCCATGCCTGATAAAAGCATCACAAGCGTCTGCTCCTGTTATATATGGCGCATTGTCATAATAATCTCCATCGCTATTCCACGATGTGCCTTGCATGACAACCCAGAAAGCCTTTGAAGACTTTGCATGGTCCAAGTACAGGACTTTATCCAGGTCTATTGTAAAACCTGAAAGTGTCAGCAGACGGCCAGCTTTAGTTACTGCATCAATGTCTGCTTTTAATTGTTTGTCGTTAAGATTCATAGTAACTCCTAATAATCATATTGACTAGTGCATACAGGACAAGTTACACCAACTTCATCATAATAATGCTTGCCAGGAAATTTAGTTTGGCATCTTGGGCACATAGTAGTTTTACCTTTATTGCTAAATAAAACTAATGTATGGCTAGACAAATCAATTCCCTTCTCAGTACTCCAAGTTTTCATAGCCTCTTCTGGCAAGTATTCAGTGTCCTCTCTGTTAAGGAAGTCCATGATAGCCCTATCTAAGTTAGCTTCACTTGTGCGGTCCAGTAAAGCCTCTAACTGAATGTTAGCTAACTGCTCTTTGTACCGCTCAGGTAAATCTGTGCGTGAGTGCAGCTCCTCAAACATTGCTGGTAAGCACTTACTCCAGTACTCAGAAGTATACAGGTCAGGTCTGAACAGCACAGACTTGAATGTGCCTATAGATAAAGGACGTGGCATCATACTGTTCCACACCAGGCGTAAAGTATAGAACAAATGACAAGTGTCCAGGTCTGCCATGTTTTGAGCAGTGCCATCTGACTTAATCCACTTGCTACCAGTCATCTGACACCTCCAAAGTATCATTTTCTATGCACTTACGACGATTAATTATATCATTAGCATCATAGTCCATTAAAGCTGGTAATTCTAAATTATCCTGCATACTAGGACCATATACTGCTAAGCCTAGTTCTTTAAAATGTTCTAGCACACCCTCAATAGTCTTTTTAGTATAACGTTTAGTTGCCATTATTTATTCCTCCCAAGCCACCAGGCGTTCTCACATATAGCTTTAGCCTTGTAGCATTGTTCTGCTGTGAACCAACCGAAGTGGCATTGCTCTGTTGGTATACCCATCTCATGAGCGAGCCACTCATATGCTGATGACCGGTCAAAGTCATGGCGATGCTTCCATAGTTTATCAAAGGCAGGCTTGCACTTCTTACGTGCCTCGCGAATCTCAGCATCTGCCAGTGTGCCTAATGGAATATTAGTGAATGGATGCATGCCAACATAAGCACCACAATCCTGACATCTGTAAGCAAATGGCCACTCGCCATATAACTGCCCGTATAATTCAATATGTGTTATTACTTCAACAGGTCCACTGCACAAGTTACATGCTACAGGGATTGGTAGTACATTTCTGACCCTAGCTGTTGCTTTACGTGACGGGTTGAATGGCGTCTTGCCTCTTGTTAGCTCAAGCACTTCTTTGCTAAAGTCAATCATTAGTAGACTCCATAAAGCTTTTAAGTGTTTCACGAAAAGCACCCATTACTTTGCCTTGCTGCTTCTTAGTTAATAATGGCTGTATTGTTTTAAAGAATTGAGCCTCTAACTGTATAGCTATTGGTCGCTCTGTCATAGGTCTTGAATCTCTCAATGGTTTAAAGCTCATTCTTCACCTCACAGGATAACATAATAGCTTCCTCATATGGTAACTTACGGTCTGTTATAAAGGCAGCACGGTCTTCAATGCACTCTTTAAGAGTGTCAAATTTATCTAATACATAAGCGTCGCAAGTAGTAGCACTTATGCACATTGTAAGTATTAGTTCTACCATGGTAACCACCCTAACACACTAGCTAAAAGAAAGGCACAAGCTAATATAATACCGACAAGCATAAGTATAACTGAGGTATCATTAATATGCTCCGCTTTATATAGCTCACTATAATAGTCATCCTGTGCTGCAGACCAACCAGCTAACCATTGGTGATGGTCTTCTGTGCCATGCTGATAAGGATTATTACTTGACCGTGCGCCTGCCTCACCAGCTATGTAACCCTGGTAATATTGTTCAGTATGCATTATAGTTTCTCCGCATAATAACTGTCTGGTATAGTTGCTACATAAGTTTCTACTTTCTTAGTAGCTTGATGTATTGCCTGCTCAATAGTATAAGCGAACTCCAGCAGACGTAAGGTAGTACCATTTACATTTACATAGTACTTATTTAGTAGTGCACGTTCTACTGATATAATAGTAGCAGAGCTAGTAAACACTACGCCATACTTCTCTAACCATTTAGTATATTCAGGAGATGTAAGTACTCCTTTAGCAAAATACTCTAATCGCTCGTCATCAATAGTATGAGTATAAAGGTATAAGTCTACTGCTAAGAACTGTTCTGCATCACATATAGTCATGCGTGCAACATGCTTATACTCTTCTTCTGCTTTGTGCTTATAAACAGGGCACAGCTTAAGTGCTTCATAGTTAATAGACATTATAGAGCTCCTCTTGAGTATGCTATGGCATAAATGGCATCTCTTACTGTTGGATATAAGATGCCAGTGAATTGGGTTTAGGCAGTAACATGTAGTGAGTACGTGTAGTACCTGCTGGTGTAACTGGCATAATATAATAGTGACGTGGGTTGTCTCCTATAGTTACTGAGCGTTGCTTTGTCAACCGGTTATAATGTACTTTGTATTTAGGTTTAAACTTACTCATATAATGTTCCTTACTTTGTATAAATGATATTATATAGTATAAATGTCACAACGTAAATATAAATCCTGAAAATCCTGATTTTATATAGATAATTTAATCTGTCACAACACAGCCTCTGACTCGGGCAGATTCGTAGGAGACGCTGGAGAAGTCAAGCAAGTAGCTTAGCACTTCGGCAAGGTACTCGTCAGATTCGAACTCCAGGACATCACGAGCTCTCACAGGAGACAGGATAGACACTTGTATAGAGCATGTATCGGGCACGTATAAGAGCGTAGCAATCCCGTATAAACGCAGTAGGAGGAGTTTGTTAGGATAGCATGCTTTTAGTTCACTGATAATCATCTGCGAGTACCTCATAGTGATTGTGTATAAATCTCACATCTTATCTGGCAAAATCTGTCACAACGCAATTCAAATCCTGAAAATCCTGTTTTCAAATTGGTGTAATTTTATAGGTTGAAATTCGTCAACATAAAAATAGGATTTTTAGGATTTGAATTGTGTTGTGACATTTTACCATAATATTAAGTCGCTTACATATAAGTATTAGGTATAAAAAGCCTAGCAAAGTACATAAATACTTATTAGAGAGTGCTCATAACACTCTCAATATAAGCACTCATGCTTGGGTAGACATAAACTCTTCAGCAGTGTCAAATCCATGCTCATCATTTCGCACTTCAATCTGCTTACGGATAGCCTCTGCCTCATCCATCTTAGACTGTAAGTCCTCAGGAGACAGCTCACCAGCAGCAACTTGCTTAAGTAAGTCCTCATTAGTCTTCTTATAAACACGTTGTTGCTTGCTCCAGGAGCTCACACCTTCCTTACACATAGTATTCAGACCAGTTGCAGTATTAGTTTTGATACCATACTCTGCTACACTGACATCTTCCCATTTCTTATGGTAGTAGCAGTAAACTGCAACGACATTGCCTTCAGCATCTTTTAAGAAGGTCTTACCAATGTCACTACCACCAGACTTAGAGCTCATAAGTGCAACTAAGTCATCAAATACAGTAGAGACTTTCTTATTCTTATTAGCTTCCAGGAAAGCATAAACTTCTTCAAATTGTTTCTTGATAGTCATGATATAAATCCTCCAGTAGGATAATATAGGAGAGCATAAAACTCTCAGTTGGTATAACACTTATTATAGAGTACTTAGTTCAAGAAGTAAATACTCTATGGATAAATATTATTCTTGGAACTCTATTATGTCACTACCAAGTTGGTCAAGTACATAAACAACAGCTTCAGTCACTTCCATGGTAGACCCATCTTCATGCTCTAACTGCATTTCTCCATGGACTTCCATGAAGTCTTTGAAACCTTGTACTAAGTTTGCAGATATATTTAATGTCAACATATTAGTTACCTAATCAGTTTGTATACACTTATTATAGAGTACTTAATCAGGAAAGTAAATACTCTATGGATAAATATTATTTGAACTCTTGAAGTCTTACCAACACCATACCAAGCTCCTCGTAGGAATACTTATGAGGATTCATTCGCATGTCAATAGACACTTTCATCAGATAGTCAAGTACATGTGCATTCATTTGTTTAGTTCCTG